TAGAGGGTAACCCTCTTAGTCCTCTGAACACGATACTCCGTATTTGTCCAGAGATAGTAGGGGCAACCCGGAGAGGGCTGCATCCACGGGAAAGCCGGGGGCACTAAACAATCGAAGTGCATCCCTTGGTCGGAAAAAGTTCGACCTTCGCCAAGAACTGTCCGAGACACCCGAAAGCGTTTCTCGGCCGGCACACTGAACTGGTGTGCCATCATCTCCGCTCCGGACTTAACGTCTGAGAGAAGCGGGAGCCAGCCATACTGGAGTTCTAACCAGTTTTGGGCTGCATATTTAGCGTCACTCTTGCGCAGTAACGCGCCGCGAGTGGAGGGTAGGGGTGACCGAGAGGTCCCCTCGAACAGCGATCTCAACGTCCCGTTGATATCGCCTCGTCGCAGATGATATATACCCTTACGGATACGTATCGCTGAGTCTGCGATCATCCTCAGAGTCTGATGACTCTCGCCAAGGAAGACGGACATATCGAAGTCCGACCCAACAAGCCTCTCCCGAAGCTTGTCGTACAAACGAATGTCTTCGTTCGCATCCCAGACATCGGTACCAGCGCCAAGAACGTTAGCACCCCCATTTAACTGGGTGGTGTGGTACCACAGCGTTGTTCGCTGCGGCACCCCGAACTCGTCGGGATAGTAGCCGTTGTCGACCGCATGAAGCTCTGATGTAGCTCTCACATAAGACATGGAGTAGCTATTTTCCGAATCTGACCTCAATTTCTTGGGGGCAGGGTTCGGGTCATAATCAGTAACATTCACGCCAATTACGCGACCGGGAATGAGTTTAAGGCGCCCTTTAGAGCGCACCCACTTCTTGAGGCGTTTCGAATAGTACGGTTTCCCTTCCGGGATCCGTCTTACTCGCGCTTTCAGTGTGATCCACACCTTCCGCTTCTTCTTCGGCTTTTTAACGGTCGGAGAAGAATCGCCACCAGTCCACTGCTTGTGCTCGATGTGGCCTAAAAAATCGCCATCACCATCGTTCCAAGCAAGCCCGGGGTCACTCTTGTCCCAAGATCCGGTGGTCATTCCGGGGGACCCATAGAGAGAATTTCGTCCAGAGTAGGATCGAAATTAGGCTGCGACGCCAAATGCGCGACCGCCATCGCAACGCGACGCTGAAGCCATTTCAGGTAACTTAGAGTTCCTGAGGGAGGCATATCAGCATCGGGGTAGATGTACACTTTCGTGGACAGAGCTCCCCGATCGTCGTCACGCGTTGAGACACGAAGTTCCAAGACAGCAACGCTCTGCTCTTCAGCGAGAGCATCAGCCGCCTGAACCTTCGCGTTCTCGGCACACATACGCTCGTACTCCTCATCGCCCCATAAAGCACGGGCGAGAGCTGAGAAGTCGTAAGGTACGAGTAACCAGTCCGTAAGAGGTTTAGTCGGGGGGAGATCCCCCGAAGAAACTTTACGGGCCAACTTCCACTTCTGCAGTGGGTGCTTTTCCTTAAGGGTAAGTTCAAAAGCCCTCATAGGTCGAGTCCTCCTGTAAAAGTGTCGAGCCGGT